CAATACCACCGCCAGCTTTCTTTCCTGTACCTCCAGGAATAAACTCAGCTTCTAACAATGTACCTAGTGATGTTACTGTAGGATTAAGTAATATAGCACTAGCACTTGTAGTTGCAATCGTTCTGTTACGAGAGAATGATGACAATGTTGTACCACCAGTAACTACAGCACCTTCATATAAATATATTTCTGCATCACCACCACAGTTGGCATCATAAACAAGATGTGGCTTAATACCACTTGCCCATGCTATTGCAATATCAATACTTGCACCAGAAACAAGTTTAGTTGCATCTGGATATAACTTATACGCATAAAAAGCTCTGCCTTCATGTAGACGTAAATGATTAACGTCTATTATTGGGAATGGTTTATCAGAACTAGCAATATAACTTATGCCATCTTTATCTACATAAGCTGGATTAACATGCCTAGACTTTGTAGTATCCGACTCACGTAAAATATTAATAGCCATTATTTATTGGCTGCTCTCATATTGTCTACAAGATTAGGATATGGTCTGCCAGCTTTCTTAGCCATTTGCTTTGCTACTGCTTTTTGCATAGGCGTTAGCTTTTTAGACTTACCTAATTCTTTAGGTCTTTCTTTATCCCAAACTTCTTTCATGTTAGTATCCCTTAGATTTTTTAGCCATGCCAGCTTCGCTCATTGCGATTGCAACAGCTTGCTTTTGTGACTTAACTACTGGACCGCCTTTGCCTGAATGCAATGTGCCTTCTTTGTATTCACGCATGACTTTACGAACCTTAGCTTGCATCTTATCTTTTTTCATTATATTTCTCCACCGCCAAGTGTTGTATCTGTACCTAAACTATCCATAGTTGAACTGGATAATAAAGATGCTGATCTACCACGTCTAGCTCTTTTAAATGATGCAGCCTTTTCAGCCTCTACACGTTCCGTTGCAACTTCTGCTGGTTTCGGTGCTGGCTTTGGTGCCTCTGGTGGTGGTGGTGGTGCTGATGGTCTTGATCCTCCGCCCATAATTATATAATCCTTTCTGGTGATCCTAATGTTTCTGGTTTGTCTGATAAAGTAGATCCAGATAATAATGATCCTGATCTACCACGTCTTGCCCGTTTAAACGATGCTGATTTCTCAGCCTCCATTAATCCACTATCTGGAGTGGAACTTTTTTCGCTTGTAGCATCTGCTGGAAATACACGCCTCATAGTTTGCATCATAGGATTTTCTGGTCCTGATGGAGGAATTGCAGAAACTTTTTTAGCTACAGCTGCCATATTAACCAATCATATCTGAAGAACCTAAAGTATCAACACCAGTTTCTGGGTTAAGACGTTCTTCTGACAATAATGCTCTTGAGCCGCCACGTTGCTGCGCTCTACGTTTTGATGCCATATCTGTTGCAAGTTTAACTTTATCTTGTTCTGCTTGCGCTCTTAATCTTTCTGTTTCAGCTTGTTGCGCTCTAATCTGAGCTTCGGCTGCTGAGGTATCTGGCTTTGATCCGCCTAGTAATCCACCCATTTTTGTCTCCTAAATAATGTATAATCATCTTTGTCTGCGCTATAACGCAACATATTGCATTCTGGAACAAAACCTAAAGCTTTAGCCCAAAGCATAGCACGAGTATCTGACGTTTTAACAGTTATTTGCACTCTATGCAAGTGGAATAATATCTCAACGATATCAACAAATGATAATCCCGCTTTTGTCATAGCTATTGGATATCTACGAGATTGCTCTGATAGTAAAGACCAGAATTCTGCAACGCCTTTCCATAACATAGTCGCTCCATATATAGCCACTGGTTTATTGTGAAGAAAGGCTGTAATAGTAGGACCACATTCTGCCTGATGATTTACCATGCGTTTAAATTCAGAAATGCTGATTGCTTTCTGAGTTTTCATCTCTATGCAATCTAATTCATCCAAATGATGTGGCATGTAAGGTAAAAAATAGCTCCCTTTAACAGAAGGCATATTTTTTAATATGGCATTGTAATCAGTCAAAAACATTAAAATCAGACTTAGCTACAGTTTGAGCAATAATAGTTGATGCAGATAATGGACTCTTGGTCATACGTTTATGTTCGCCACCACCGAGTAATAGATATCCAAATGCATCACCTACGTGTGAGTGTTCGTTTTTATTTGGCGCATCTCTAAATCTTTCTTGACCCGCACCGACAGATACACGTTTGAAATGGTATCCACCCGCTAATGACTTACGTATCATCTTGCATTTAGTATTAACAATCAGTCCAGGTTTGCCCGCAATTAATCTTTGCATCGGTGCAGCGGCTGCTTCTCGTCTTACCTTAAAGTCATTGGATGGTGTAGGCTGTGCGCGTAATCCTAAAGTTCTTAGATAATCAAAGGCTGTGACTTCATAGATGGCATCTCGTTGCATACCCGCTGGATCACCCCATAACATCACTTGTGCTTTTGGGTATTTAGCATTTAACTCTGCTAATAACTGCTGACCAAATCTTTCTAGCCCCATGTCAAAAGTAACAATCTCATCTAAGATAATCCATCGACCATTAGGCAATCGTTGTCCTACAACTGCGGCTGGTGTCAAACCAAAGTCAAGACCAACTTGCAATGCATGCTCTGGATCATAATCAACTTCACCACTCATTGAGTGATCGTCATATTCTGGCCATACGGGTCTACCTTCTTGAACGTATGTATACTTGCCTTCAGCATAACATTTAATCCAATCTAAGTTCTTACCGCCTAACATCTGCATGTAATAACCCGCTGGTAGATTACCTACGTTCTCAGCTTTAGGATTGATCTTCCACCAACGACCCCCAGAAAATATATGATCGTTTGCTTCTGGATTATCTGGTAGACTTCCTGGATCTACTTCTGTGACACCACCAGGTTGTTTAAAGAAAGCCCAAGCATATTTACCATTCAGCTTTTCTTTTTCGGCTAATCTAAACCACCAGTGGTCATCATCCATTGGATTAGTATCCATCCAAACACCATGCCAAGTAGGTCCGCCATCACGTTGTGTCGGATATCTGCCCACACGATGAGTAAGTCCATCAATAACTGCTTTAGGTAATTCACGAGCTTCATTGACCCACGCTCCTGTCAGTTCAAGTGATAATAACTTTCTTACGTCTTTAGGTTGATCCAATGCTAAAAAGATTACTTCACAATCAATCCCCGCAGCATCACCCCTTGATGGGAGCCTGATGTGATGAGTAATAGGAGGAGTATATAGCATCGGACCAAAAGTGTTCTCTGGAAATAAATCTTGCCATGTTTTAATTGTTGTGGTTTTTAATTCAGGATATGAGTTACGCACAATCACAAATCGTGTATAACGAATGCCATCAATAGGCGATGGCTTTTGCCTGACTGCACGCATCATAATCTCTGCGGCACATGCATAGGATTTACCAGAACCGACAGGCCCCATGAGTCCACGCACGAATGCATCAGACTGCAAGAACTGCCAAGTGGTTGGTGCTGTCGAAAAGTCTAAATCAATCCCAGGTCCATGTAAGGATTTCTGAGAGACTTCTTTTTTATTAGCCATCGATGTCTTTAATCTCAAGCGCTAATAACTGATTCAATACTTGAATCTGCGCTTGTAATGCATCAATGATTTGTAATGACTCGGTTTGATAAATGTTATTCAATGCATAAGCATCTCGTAACTTTTGTATACGATCATCTAAACTATTTGGTGCGCTCATTAAATTCCTCCTCAATTTTTAAACGATTACCAACTAACATAATATAACCAGCGATGTCTAGCCAGTTATCAGTATGATATGGATCGCCATAAAGTATACGACTAATCTTATGGATTACCATATCTAATGATTCTTGCATATCTGAATCTAATCTATACCAGTTTCCGTTTTCATCACGCATTTGTTCTTTGACTATTTGAATGAAAACACATTTAGGAAAATAACCGCCATGCGTTACTTCACGATCATTCAGTATCTTTGTGATCGGGTCTTGTGGCTTCGTCATTATCTATTACCTCGGGTGCGCGTATGTTAATACCTAATACGCTTGGTTTATCGGATTCTTCTGGATTATCTAATAAGCCAGATGCTTTTGCAAGTAAACGTAACACGCCTACTTTGTCCCACAACTCAATATCCAAAGTCGTATAACTATTGCCCTCCTTATCGACTTTAGTATTCGACTTAATGGACTTAATGGCTTGTAGAGCATGGTCTGGTATATCCTTACTCGGTTTAACTTTAATATTACCTTGCTCATCCCATTCCATAATATCAGTAAGCTTTGTATTTGCCATACATAAAAGAGAATAGCTAACAGCTTCACGATTCTGTTGTAACGTAGTCGAACGCTCAAGTTTCTTTTGCAAGCTACGGACACCACCATAGCCAGCAAGAGAGGGGATTGGATTTTTCTTTTTGACTTCATCCATTAGAACGGAATATCGTCAATCATATCGTGAATAGGCTTAGGTGCTGCATTGCTTGGTGTAGCTTTAGCAAGCTTTGGTTTACCTAAACTAACACTGATGTATTCTTGATTGCTATGTCCACTGACTTTTTTAGATATATTAAGATAATAGATATTGCCATCTAAGTCTGCAAACTCGCCAGTCCAGTCAGCATGCCAATCTTCTTTCTTATTCTTATTTACAAATGCAACTCCAGTACCTGGTTTGCGTTCTCTTTGTTCTGCCATAGCTTTCTCCTTTATTTAATTGGCGTGGGTTTTATTTTTTTAGTCATGCATTCTTCGCAAATCCATCTGCGATTCTTACCATGTGCTGCAATCTTCCATTTGCCACCATGACTTGTTTTGTATTGGTAGCATGTTGAACAGAATCTATCACCAAGCGGACTAGGTTCTGCATCTACAAATTTATCCTTCAGTTCCATATTTACTTATACTAACCACTGCGGCTCCACCTTTCCTAGGATCACTCCTTGTAATGGATAACATATCAATCTGTGAATCATCATCATAGACATTGGCTGCCATCAATGCATCTAATATGGCTTTGAGGCAATTATCGAGATCAAATATACGCCGACTTCTAGGATGAATATAAATATTAACAGAAAGGCGAGCATTGCCAAAAGATCCCACTTTGTCACGCATGCAGATGGCTTGGACTGCTGTCTTGAATAATACGCCTTCCTTTGAGATAAATCTTCTTTTGCCATTGGCTCTCCAATAGGTATTGACACTTGGTGGATAGGGTAACTCAATAATCATTTATGCATGATTCCTTTTGGGAACAATGCTTCATTTGCAAATCGTTGTGCAATGTCTGGATACTTAGATGGATTCTCCATAATGCGATATGCCCAAGCTTTTGGATCTTGCATTTTTTCTCTAGCATTCATCATTTCTTGAAATGCTGTATACCAATAAGATTCAGTCATTAGAGTATCTTATTGAGCCTTGCATTAATATCATTGTCTTTAGACAAGTAAGCTTTAATCGCATCGTTAATAATACTTGCCTTTGGCTTCTCTTGTTCTTTAGCTGCTTTATCTAATAGTTCAACACTAGATGGTGTTAATCTCACTAAAAATGGTTTTAGTTCGGTACTCATAAGATCTCCTTGTATTTGGTTACTTGTTTAATCACTTTCTTTTTATCACGCACTTTAGCCTGTGGTTTTGTAGATCTTAAAAATACAGGCAAAATACAATCAATGGCTTTATATGCTTTTAAGTTGGGTGGATCTTCTCTATAACCTTTAGACTTTAAATCTATTGATCCTTTTTCTGTTTTAACTGTTGCTTTATATTCACATGGCCCAAATACCCTAAACATATCTTGCATCCATTCCTTAGCTGTCTTTTGCATAAATATCTGTCAGGTAATTTACAATCATTTCTTTTGCTTTTGGATTTAAGTTTTGTAGCACATACTCAGCACCACAATCTAGGATGAGTTCATTCAAATCTTCAATAATGTATTCTGTCCATGCTTTGGATACACCTTTGGTTTGCATTTGTTTAAAAAGCTCAGTCAAGTCTCTATTCCTTGGATCATTATGAAATATCTCTTTTGAAATGTAAGATAATTGTATAGATGTTTTA